TTTAACTATGCGGTTCAACCATTAGGAAACTTGCAGATAAAGAACATTACTGCGGCATATATAGTAACGCCTAGTGATAGCAACTTTATTATTAACTCTACATCTGGTGTTTATACTATTTCAATTGCGCCTGCTAGTAGTTTTACCAGAGGTTTCAATTGTTTTATTTGGAATACATCTACAGTTTCTACGGATGTAATAACTATTGACCCTAATGGTGCTGAAACAATTGATGGAAGAACTACTGTAATTCTCCGTAGGGGTGAGGGAACACAAATTATCTGTGATGGCACAAATTGGCAAACAGGTAATAAAAAGACAATGCGTGGATATGCAGAAAATATCCCTATTAGTTATACAAGAGCATCTGCCGCAGGAAGTGGTGGTACTGCTGTAGGTGGGGCATCAAATGCATCAGGTCAAGACTCTATTGCTGTTGGATACACTTGCACTGCTTCTGGTACGGGTGCAATGGCGGGCGGTTATGTTGCAACCGCTGGTTCTGACTATTCATTAGCTTTAGGTGGTGGATCGGGTGGATACACTGCAACAACTGCTACAGGCGCAGGAGCAATAGCATTAGGTAATTCTTACGCATCAGGAGCTGATTCGTTTGCTGTTCATGTAGCAGCCAACGGAACAAGTACTTATGGGGCTAAAAGTACAAATAGTATTGCACTTGGTCGAAGAGCAACTGCAAGCGCAACTAGTGCTGTTGCAATTGGTGATACATCAACATCAAATGCCGCCAATACTTTAGCAATAGGTGCTGGAGCTACTGCAAGTGCTTTAGGTGCGGTTTGTATTGGAAATAACTATTACGTTACCAATCCTACTGCTAGTGGAGCAAGTTCAATTGCTATTGGCGATGGAGCAAGAACAGATTATAGGTATTCTGTTGCTCTTGGAGCAGGAGCAGTTTCTTCTGTTTATGGCAAATATAATTACGCTGGTGGATTTTTTGCAGGTCAAGGTGATGCTCAGTATGGAATAACAAATTTAAGAGCCTCAACAACTTCTGCAACATCAGTAGTTGCAACTTCAGATGGAGCTGCTGCTAGTTCTACAAATCAAGTTATTTTGCCAAATAGTTCAGCATTTGCATTTACTGGAACAGTTGTAGCTCGTCAACAAGCATCGGGTGGAACAGCATCAGCCGCATGGAAAGTTGAAGGCTTAATCCGCAGAGAGGCAAATGCAGCAAGTACAACTCTTGTTTTTTCAATGGTAACTGCAATTATTAACACTCCTCTTTGGACATTAGCATTAACTGCTGATACAACTAATGGTGGACTTACGGTAACTGCTACTGGTGCAGCGGCTACAAATATCCAATGGGTTGCTACCATTCAAACAATAGAAACAACATACGCATAAGGATTATTATGGCGATACAACTTGATTTATCAACATCTCAATATGGCGTTCCATTTGCGGGTGCTTACTTTCGCATTGCAACTGCATCTATCAGTTACACCCGCAATTCAGACAGTCGTCATAGCGTCATGTTAGATGTTGTTGGTTATGCAAAACGCCCTGAGAATGATGACACTCGTGATGTGGAATTTCGTAGATACCATTGCCCATTGAGTGAAGTTGAATCACAAACTGGTGCAACTTTCTTGGCTAAATGTTACGCATGGGTAATGTCCCAAGCTGACATGAATGGTTCGATTGGGGTTTAAATGACTCCTGAATTGCAAAAATACTACGAAGCTCGTTTTGAGATGATGTCTCAACAGGGGTGGAAAGATTTGATAGAAGATATTGACAAAATAATAGTATCTTTGAATAATATCTCTGTAATTTCTGATGAGAAAGACCTACAATTCAAAAAAGGTGAACTTTCTATATTAACTTGGCTGAGAAATCTTAAAGAGATCAGCGAGAGGGCGTATGAAGAGATTTTATGATTACGTCTGTGAAAACGGACACAAAACGGAAAAGTTTGTTGTTTATGAGGCAACGAACTTAAAGTGTGAGTGTGGCGCTTTGGCTAACCGCACTCTCTCTGCTCCAGCTTTTAAACTTGAAGGATGGTCTGGTTCTTTCCCAACGGCTCATGCCAAATTTGGGAAAAGTCATACTGACAAGTTGAAATCTGAGCAGAAACTCAACTCATAAGCAATTATGCCGAGTTGAATCTCCTACAACCGATAACGGCAGGAAAAAGGAAAAAGTATGTTAGTTGACAATGAAAAAGAAGAGTTTGGTGAGTTAGAAATCGAAGAACAGAAGATTTCGCAGAAGGCTGAACTCCCTGAAAAATACAGGGATAAAAGTTTAGATGACATTGTGAGAATGCACCAAGAGGCTGAAAAGCTCATTGGAAAGCAAGCACAAGAGGTTGGCGAAGTTAGAAAGTTAGCCGATGAACTTATCAAGCAGAACCTAAGTTCTAGACAACAGCAAACTAGAGAAGTAGAGCCTGAAGTAGATTTCTTTGAGAATCCTCAGAAGGCAGTCCAAAGGACAGTTGATAGTCACCCTGACATTATTGCGGCTCGCCAAGCGACTCTCGAAATGAAAAGGGCGCAAATTCAGCAAAAGTTAGCACAAGAACATCCTGATTTTGGCGATATTGCTAAAAATGAGGACTTTACAAACTGGGTTAAATCTAGCCCTGTACGAATTGATCTGTTTAAACGTGCTGATGCTGATTTCGATTATGATTCTGCCAATGAACTGCTAACGACTTACAAAGAACTTCGATCTGTCAAACAGAAGCAAGTGAGTGATGCTGGAGAAGCCACTCGCAAGCAGAATTTGAAAGCAGTTGGAGTAGATGTAGGTGGTTCTGGTGAATCCTCAAAACGGGTTTATCGTAGGGCAGACCTTATTCGGCTAAAAATGCAAGACCCTAACCGCTATGAGGCGCTTTCTGATGAAATCATGCAAGCGTATCAAGAGGGTAGAGTTAAGTAAACTTAATTTATTGGAGATTTAATCATGGCTAATACAGCATTCGCACCTAATAATGCAACCACAGTAACGTCCGCAGCTAACTTCATTCCAGAAATCTGGAGTGATGAAATTATTGCTAGTTACAAAAAGAACCTTGTTCTAGCGAACTTGGTTATGAAGATGAACTTCAAGGGCAAGAAAGGTGACACAGTTCACATTCCAGCCCCTGGTCGTGGCAACGCATCTTTGAAGAGCAAAACTGATGCAGTTACCCTCATCGTAGATACAGCATCTGAAGTTCAAGTATCTATCAACAAGCACTATGAATATAGCCGTTTGATTGAAGATATTGCAGAAGTTCAAGCCCTGAACTCTATGCGTAACTTCTACACATCTGACGCAGGTTATGCCTTGGCTAAACAAGTCGATACAGACTTGATTCAGTTGGGTCGTTCTGCCAATGGTGGTACTGCCGATAGCGCACGTTACACTGGTGGTTTCATCGGTGGTGATGGCACAACAGCCTTTGACTACAGTGCTAACTCAAGCGCTGGTAACGCCTCTGCTCTGACTGATGCGGCTATTCGTCGTACTATTCAGCGTTTGGATGACAACGACACTCCTATGGATGGTCGCTTCTTCATCATTCCTCCTTCAAGCCGTAACACATTGATGGGTCTTGCCCGTTACACTGAGCAGGCTTTTGTGGGTGATGGCAACGCTATCCGCAATGGTGAAATCGGTAACCTTTATGGTATTCCCGTGTTCACTTCTAGCAATGCTGACCATGCTTCTGCAACTGCTGCTTACCCAGCAAGCGGAACTTCTATTGGTCGTGTCTGCTTGATGGGTCACAAGGAATCTATGGTTCTGGTTGAGCAAGTTGGTATCCGTTCACAAGTTCAGTACAAGCAAGAGTACCTTGCTACTTTGTTTACATCTGACACTTTGTATGGTGTTGCCGCTTTGAGAAACGCTGCTACTACTGGTGCAGCTACTTCTTCTTCCATGTTTGCCTTGGTTGTACCTTCTTGATTACAACCTTTCCCCTCACCTTCGGGTGGGGGGGTCTTTTACATTAAGGAGAATTTAATATGGCAGCAGCAACCGCAGTCGTTTCCCGCAGGGGCAATGACCAGTTTCGTGGTCTTTTTACAGACACTTGGGATGTTTCTTGTACTCTTGATAGCGCATCAGTAGGTACTACTGCAACGGCTACAGATACAGTGACAGTGCCAGGCGTAGCTTTGGGTGATATGGTTATCGGTATGTCAGTTACAGTTTCTGAGGCAGGTCTTATGCGTAGAGCCTACATCTCAGCCGCTAATACAGTGACTATCGTTACTATTAACCCAACAGGTAGTTCTGTGGACTTAGCGTCTACAAACTTGCAATTGGTTATTGGTCGTCCAGTAAACTAATCTAAGGGGGTTAACTACCCCCTTTTTTTCGGAGTTCTTATGGCAACCTTTCGATGCTTACAAAGCGGTAACACAGTTACTTTCACATATCAGTATGATATTGACACAATGAAAGGTCATCAGGGCTATGTTAGAGTTGACCAAGAAGAGGTCGAAACTAAACCTGTTGTTCTAGACCCTCCTGTGCGGAAGGCTGGAAGACCAAAGAAAGAAGAAAATGTCTGAGATTGATCCAAGAGAATTTGGTAAATTAGAGGCTCAAGTTGAGGCTTTACAGACAGAAGTTTCTGCTATGCGTGAAGACATTAAACAACTACTTGAGATGGCTAATAAGTCTAAAGGCGGTATGTTTGTTGGTATGGCAATAGCCTCCTTTGTGGGTGGCGCTATTACTTTTGTGGCTGACAGAGTATTTTCAAAATGAAACTTTTATCTGGTGTTACTTGTCCAATAGCCACTCAGGATGTATCTATTAACCTGAAGAACCGCAATAATGCGTTCAAGAAGTTTGGCTATGGCCCTCCTAATCCAGATGAAGCAAATGATGCTTTTTGGTTGACTAAAGCCAAGATGTATAACGCTCCTACCGACACCATAAAGTCTATGAGATGTGGTAATTGTGCAGCGTTTATCCAGACTCCAAAGATGATGGCCTGTATTGAAGGCGGTTTGGAGAAGGATGAAGTAGAAGGAGAACTCTCCTATGACAAGAATTTCATTAAAGCCGCAGATTTAGGATATTGCGACTTATTTCAGTTCACTTGCGCTGCCAAACGTACCTGTGACGCTTGGAAATCAGGTGGCCCTATTACTAAGGAGAAGCCATGAAACCCGCTAAGAAGATGCCAGAAAAGAAGCCTAAAGGTATGCCCTTGGCTATTATGATTGCTGTTGGTAAGCCTAAAGCTATGCCTACTCGTGGTAGCCGTACTGCTACTAATATGATGAAGAAATCTGGAAGAGGTAAATAATGTCGTCTTTAACTACTCCCGTTACTCTACTTAATGCTGTAACTGCGGCTGGTGCTTCTAAAGCAGTTCAAGCTGATGCGGGTCAACCTGCATTTCTTCAAGTTACAGGCATTACAACTGCTACTGTAGCTTTGCAAGGCAGTCTTGATGGTACTACCTATGCAACCATTGGCACTGCATTGACTGCTGATGGCATCGTTACTGTTGCTAATGCTCCTAAGTATTTGCGAGCCAACTGCACTGCTTACACATCTGGAACTATTACAGCAAAGGTTTTGTACTAATATGAAAAAAACTAAAGCAGAAGCTAAGATCAGCAAAGTAATGAAAGAGTATGGTGCGGGTAAACTGCACTCTGGCTCTAAGAAAGGCCCAACTGTTACTTCTCAGAAACAAGCAATTGCCATTGCTTTAAGTGAGGCTGGAAAGTCCAAGAAAAAGAAATGAAATCCCCTGCTTGGCAAACAAAAGAGGGGAAATCTCCTTCTGGGGGCTTGAATGCCAAAGGAAGAGCATCGTATAATCAAGAAACAGGTGGTAATTTAAAAGCACCAGTTAAGTCGGGAGACAACCCTCGTAGGGCATCCTTTTTAGCACGAATGGGCAATATGCCTGGCGCTGAGATGAAAGATGGAAAGCCTACCCGACTTTTACTTTCTCTTAGAGCTTGGGGCGCAACGTCCAAGGAAGACGCTAAAGCAAAGGCTAAAGCGATCTCTAAGAGGAATAAATGAGACCAATATCAGTCAGTAAAAATTTAACTGCTAATACGGCTACTACGCTGTATACAGTGCCGACTGGCTATTATGCAAAATGTGTACTCATTCACGCTTGCAACACATCTCCAAGCAAGCATATTTCATTTAGTTGGTATGACGCAAGTGCTGCTACGACAACTTTGATTGTCAGTGAGCAGGTTTTATCAGCAAGAACAACATTAACGCTTATCTCAGACGCACAGTATTTTGTGATGGAAGAAGGCGATTATTTGACCGCTACATCAGAAGCTGGTTCAACAATGTCTGTACTTGCTACTTTTGAACAAATAGGACTAACAAGAGCATGACTACATATCTTCAAGCTGTTAACGATGTCCTTGTGCGTTTGCGTGAGACAGAGGTTTCTACTGTTACAGAAACAAGCTATTCCTCTTTGATTGGCAAATTTGTCAATGATGCTAAACGTGCTGTTGAAGACTCTTATGAGTGGAATGTTTTAGGTACTACAGTAGTGGTTACAACTACTGCTGGCACTTATTCTTACTCTCTAACTGGAGCAGGTCAGAAGTTTCGAGTTCAAGATGTCATCAATGACACAAATAACACAACCATGACAAACATCCCGTTTGCAAACATGAATCGTTATTTGAACTTTGGCACTATTTCTAGTGGTGTACCTTTGTATTATTGCTTTGATGGCGTAGATGCTAGTTACGACACAAAAGTTAGTTTATTCCCAGTGCCTAGCGGTGCATCAACTCTCAAGTTTAGTTTGATTGTTCCTCAAGCACCATTAACTGCTGACTCTACTGTTATTCTTATGCCATCTGAGTTGGTTGTTCAGAATGCCTATGCTCGTGCATTGGTTGAGCGTGGTGAGGATGGTGGATTGTCATCTTCAGAGGCTTATCAGTTATACAAGTCAATGCTTTCTGACTACATTGCTATGGAAGCTACACGTTATCCTGAGTTTGGTTCATTTGAGGCTGTCTAATGTCTCAAGCAATACAAACCTTCAGTATTAGCGCACCAGGCTTTTATGGCCTCAATACGCAAGACTCACCGCTTGATTTAGCGTCTGGCTATGCTTTGGTTGCTAATAACTGTGTGATTGACCAATATGGTCGAATTGGCGCTCGTAAAGGTTGGTCAAAGGTTAACGCATCATCTGGTAACTTAGGTGCTAATGATGTTGGTGTGATCCATGAGTTAGTTCAGAACGATGGAACTATGACAGTTCTATTTGCTGGCAATAACAAGATATTCAAACTTAGTGGCACTTCTGTCGTTGAGTTGACCTATGGGGGAGGTGGTTCTGCTCCAACGATTACTGCAAGCAATTGGCAATGCGCTTCTTTGAATGGCATTACCTATTTCTTTCAGAATGCACACGATCCATTGATATATGACCCTGCTGTAAGCACAACCACTTATCGCAGAGTATCTGAGAAAACAGGCTATGTCGGTACTGTTCCTAGTGGAAATATCGCTATTTCTGCTTATGGTCGTTTGTGGGTTGCAAGTAGCTCTACAGACAAAGTAACTGTTAGTTTCTCTGATTTGATTGCTGGTCATGTGTGGTCTGGTGGCACTACTGGCTCATTGGATACAACTCGTGTTTGGCCTAATGGTGCTGATGAAGTTCAGGCTTTGGCTGCTCACAATGGATTTTTGTTTATCTTTGGTAAACGACAAATTCTTGTTTATCAGGGTGCGACTACTCCAGCTACGATGTCTATTTCTGACACTGTAGGCGGTATTGGTTGTTTAGCAAGAGACAGTGTTCAGACTACCAGTTCTGATGTGATTTTCTTGTCTAACTCTGGTGTTCGTTCGCTGATGAGGACTATTCAAGAGAAGTCATCTCCTGAGAGAGATTTGTCTAAGAATGTTCGCAATGATTTGATGGGTGATGTTTCTTTACAGACATTGACAAGCATTAAGTCTGTTTATTCAGAACTTGAAGGTTTCTATCTTTTAACGATGCCACAGAATAAATCTGTGTATTGTTTTGACACTAAAGTTATCTTGCAAGATGGATCATCTCGTGTGACAACATGGGACTCCATTACGCCTACTGCTTTGTATTCATTGAGAAGTGGTGCTTTGTATATTGGTAAGAATGGTTACATTGGTAACTACACTGGATATAGCGATGATGCAACTGCTTATCGTTTTCAGTATTACACGAATCATGCAGACCTTGGTAATGTCAATCAAACATCTATTCTGAAGAAGATTTCAGTTGTAGTGATTGGTGGCACTAATCAAGACTTATTTATCAAATGGGGCTTTGATTTTAGGTCTAACTACCAAAGTGCTGCTGCTGTCATTCCAGTTCAAGGTGTATCTGAGTATGGCATTGCTGAATATGGTGCTAATGCTACTGTCATTGCACAGTATTCTGATGGTGTTGCTTTGAACACATTAAAAGTGTCTGCTAGTGGAACAGGTAAGGTTGTTCAGACTGGCTATGAATCTGACATCAATGGTTCACAACTGTCTATTCAAAAGATTGAAATTCAAGCCAAGAACGGGAAATTATCATGAGTGATTACACCAAGACCACTAACTTTGCCAGTAAAGATAATCTTTCTTCTGGCAATCCTTTAAAGATTGTTAAGGGTACTGAGATTGACACTGAGTTCAATAACATTGCCACTGCTATTGCGACTAAGCAAGACTATGACTCTGATCTAGCAACTTGGGCAACAAAGACTGCTCCAAGTGGTGTTGCTGTTGGAGATACAGATACTCAGACATTGACAAATAAGACATTAACTAATCCAACTATTACAAATTATGTTGAGACTGTTGTCGCAATTGGTACTGTCACAACAGCGAACACAATTAGCCTAACAAGTGGCACTGTTCAAACAGCAACATTAACTGCTTCAACAGCTTGCACATTTACGATGCCTACAGCAACTGCTGGTAAATCTTTTGTATTGTTACTCAAACAAGCGGCTTCTACTGGCAATGGAACAGCAACTTTTACAGGTGTTAAATGGAACATCAATGGAGCGCCAACAGTAACTGCTACAGCGGGGAAAATGGACATCTTTTCATTTGTCGCTGATGGAACAAATTGGTACGGCAGTGCTTCTCAAGGATATACACCATAATGTTTGCCGCTATTAACATATTTCTAACTGGTGGGATGGTTGGCGCTGGTCAACAATTATTCACAACAACTGGTGCTAATACATGGGTATGCCCATTAGGAGTTACATCTGTTTCAGTTGTTTGTGTTGGTGGTGGAGGTGGAGGTAATACCTATCCTTATGGCGGTGAGTCCTTAGATTATGGTGGAGGTGGTGGTGCTTTAGCATATGTTAACAACATCTCAGTAATGCCTGGTACATCTTACACAGTTACTGTTGGTGCAGGAGGAGCAAGTGGCTCTACAACTGCAAGCAATGGTGGTTCTAGCTCTTTTGGATCAACAGTAGTTGCTGGTGGTGGCAGTGGTGCTAATGGACTTCAAGGTGGTGCTGGCGGTACTGTCACAACAGGCACAGGAGGCGCTGGTGGCTATGGTGGAAACACAAGCGGTTTTGGAGATTCTGGCTCTGGAGGCGGTGGTGGTGCAGGAGGTTACTCTGGCACTGGAGGTAGTGGAAGCGAAGGTAGCAATAATAATGCTAACAGTGGCACTGGTGGAGCTGGTGGTGGTGGTGGATTTTATGCAGGAACTGGTGGCTTAGGTGGTGGTGGTGTTGGCGTACTAGGTCAAGGAAGTAGTGGCGCGGCTGGTAGTGGAACACAAGGCCAAGGTGGTAGTGGTGGTTCAGGTGGATCAATACTTCGTGCAGGTGCAATATATGGTGGTGGTGCTGGTGGATCAGGCAATGGTGCTAATGGCGCAGTAAGAATTATTTGGGCTGGCAATTCTGGAATAACTCGTGCATTCCCATCAACAAATACAGGTAATTTGTAAGGAAAAATCATGGCAGTAACTAATCAACAAATCATTGACTACTTGTTAGCCAATCCTGGTCTAAGTGATGCACAGATTGCGGCTACTATGCAAGAGTTTAGCGTTACACCAGCGCAACTGGCTCAAGCTGTAGGTGCTGATCCTGCTCAAATACAAGCAAGATATGCAGAAGCAGCGCCAAATGTATATACATCTGAGAATGTTAACAAATTAGCTAGTCAAATACTTGCACAAAACACTACTGAAAAGTGGACAGGTGGTTTACCTCCTGAAAAAGCTGCCTTATATATGGCAGATGAGCTTGCTAAAAGTGGTGTAAGTGATATTGCTCAAGTTGGTCAAGGAAAAGACGGCATCATCAATCAAATGACTGGTGAAAAGTTAATCTCTGGCTATGGTGAGCGTACAAAGGGTAATCTTTGGTCAGGCTCTTACGAAGGTAAGGGAAATACTGGTTTTGGCGTTGAGTTTGATGCTCAAGGTAAGCCAGTATTTTTTACGCAAGGTGCATCTTCTAGCACTTTAGGAAAAGACATTCTTAAACTTGCGGCTGTTGCTGGTGCTGTTTACGGATTGGGTGGATTTGATGGATTGTTAGGTGGTGCAACAGGTGCAACAGGAACAGGCTTAGAATTTGCTGGCTCTGGTGGTGCTTTTGATTTAGCTAATGCTGGAATTGCTGGTGGAACTGCCGCCTTTACTCCTGCTCAACTGGCTCTTATTGAAGCTGGCGCTACTGCTGCTGAAGTAGCTGCGGCTGGTGCGACAGGTGCAGGTTTGTTATCTAGTGCAATATCTTCTACAGTGCCACCAACAGTACCGCCTGTAGTTCCGCCAACAGTACCTCCTGTAGTGCCACCTACAGTACCTCCTGTAGTACCTCCTACGGGAATACCTCCAGTAGTGCCACCAGTTGTACCTGTTGTACCTCCTGTTGTACCGCCAGTTGTTCCTCCTATAGTAACTTCAGCAGTTTCATCACTGATTCCAACGGCAGTTAAAGGTCTATTAACTCCTGATGTTATTTCTGGTGTAACTGGTGCTGCTGGTAATTTATTGCAAAGCCAAACGTCTAAGGCGGCTGCTGAAAAGGCTGCGGCTGATTTAACAAGAGCAACTCAAGCAGGTGTAACGGCTTCTCAATTCCGTCCTGTTGGAATGACGACTCGTTTTGGTACATCACAGTACACCTATGATCCTGTAACTGGTCAAATGACTTCTGCGGGTTATGAGTTATCTCCAGAAGCTAAGAATGCTCAAGATCGCTTGGTTAGATTGGCTGAGTCAGGTCTACAACAAGCTGAAGGCGCTCAACAACAGTTTGCTCCTCTTCAAACAGGCGCACAAGGCTTGTTCAAGTTGGGTAATCAATATATTGCACAATCACCACAAGAAGTAGCTCAGAACTATCTCAATCAGCAGATGTCTCTGTTGCAACCTAGTCGTGAAGTAGAACTTGCTAATCTGCAAAACAAACTTTATCAACAAGGTCGTCAGGGTGTTTCTGTAGCTCAGGGTGGCACATTAGGCGCTACTACACCAGAGTTACAGGCTTTGTATAACGCTAGAGCGCAACAAGAGGCTCAGTTGGGTGTTAATGCTCAACAATATGGTCAGCAGAACGTCTTGTTTGGTGCGAATTTGCTTGGTCAAGGCGCTACAGCAATGGGTAACTACTATGGTGGTCAGCAACAAGCGTATACCCCTTATACAACTGCTTTGGGACAAGTACAAGGCTTGGAGACTGCGGCTCAACAACCATTGATGCTAGGCGCTCAACTTGGTCAACAGTCGGCTGCTGCTGGTGCTAATGCGGGTCGTTTAGGTGTATTGGGTTCTCAGGCGGCTGGCAATCTTTTAACTGGTAATGCTGCTACTTACAATCCTTATGCGGGATTATTGACTGCGGCAGGAAATCCTAATTCAATGCTTGGACAGGTTGTTTCAAGTGCCGTATCGCCTGGTGGTTTTATTGATCGTTCGTTATACCCATCAGGAAATCCGTTACAAACTGGTATATATGCAGACCCTGGTTACTGGACTTAAGGAGCAACAAAATGGCTGAAATCGTAGGTGGATTATTTGGCATTACGCCAGAAGCGTTGCAACAACAGCGTTATCAACAAGACTTAGCTCAAGGCTATAAAATGGCTCAGTTATCGCCTGCTGATGCGGCTCGTGCTGGTTTACAAGCTAGTGTTGGTCAATTAGGTCGTGGTATTGCGGGCTTGATGGGTGTAGAAGACCCACAGATGAAACTTATTAGCGCTCGTCAATCAATTATTGGTCAACTTGACCAATCTAACCCTGCATCTTTATTAAAAGGCGCTCAGATGTTGGCACAGATTGGTGACCAACAAGGTGCTTTTGCTCTTACTGACTACGCTCGTAATGCAGAAAATGTACTTGCACAAACCAAACAAAGACAAGCAGCCGCATTAGCGTCTGAGGCTCAAGCTACTCGTGAACGCCAGCAAGCAGTTCCTGCTGACATTCAGATTTCCAATGAGATTGCTACTTTAGAAGATGCACTTGCTCAAATTGAAGGTTTATCAGCAGACCCAGAGCGTACTCGTGCAAAGAATTTATTGAATACTCGTTTGACAGAGTTAAGACGATTAACAACTAAGGGCGATAAGGCAGAAACAAAAACTGAAATTCAAAAACTTCAGGAATATGCCTCAACATTACCTGAAGGTTCTCCACAATTAGCACAAGTACAAGCAATAATTAAAGCAAAGGCTGAGGCAAAAGGAACTACGATTACAAATGTTCTGCCTGGTGATAAAGCCTTGGCTGATATTCCTGCATTTAGAGCAAGTATTCAACGTACTGTTGAACCACAATCAAAAGCAGTATTTGCGGCAGATAATGCGTTGACTAACATTCAAGATTCAATCAACACAGGTAATTTTGCATCGTATCGAGCCGCACAAACACAGTTTGCTAGGGCTATTTCAGGCGCAGGAGATTTGAGTCAAAAAGAACTGAAAGCTGCTGGTGCTGATCCTGCATTGATTGGTGGAACTGCTGACTATTTAGCTACTTTGTTTACTTCTACGCCTACTCTTGATACACAAGAAAAGATGAAGAAAACACTTATTGCTATTAAGAAGGTTTCCACAGATAAAGCTCTTGCTGAAATTGAGGCTCAACGTAAGATGGCTTATAGCAATCCAATGTACGATAAAGCAAGAGTTGACCAAGCGCTTAATTTTCCAGAATTTTCTGGTCAGCAAGCGCCAGTAATAAGTGGTGATTTAGCCGCACAAGCTCGTGCTTTGTTAAAACAACGCCAAGAAGGTAAAAAATGAGCAAATTAGACCTTAATGCCTTGTCTGATGCAGAATTAGAAGCTCTTTCTACTGGAAATCTTGCGGCTCTTTCTGACCAAGCCTTGAAAATGTTGGCTGGCGAAAAGCCTGAAGCGCCCTCTACTGCCGCTGTATTAGCAGAATCTGCAAGGAAGGGTTTTGCAGGCACTGTTGGCACTGTTTCTGGTCTTTCTAACCTAATCTTCTCTGCGCTAGAACGCACTGGTATTAACCCGTTAACTATGGGCATGAAGGCTTCTGGCGGTACTGTTGCTCCAGCACCTACTACTGGTGGTGTTGTAGAGAATTTTCTAGCGGGTCGTCAACCTGTTTATCAAGGAACAATGCAAGCACTTGGAACTACTGGTGTAGAACCTCAGACTGGTATGCAGAAGATTCTTGGTCAAGGTGCAGAAGCTATTACTTCTCCTGAAAGCTATCTATTCCCTCCGTTAGCTGCCACAAAGCGCATGGGTATGTTTGGTCAAGCCTTAATGCGTCCAACTGAGCAAGGTGTTATTGGCTCTACTGCTGAAGCTGGTGGCATGGCAGGTGCAGCCGCAGGTGAAAAACTTGGCGCTCCTACTACTGGTCAAATTGTTGGAAGTATTGTTGGTGGTGGTGCTGGTGGTTACACATTAGGAACTTTGCTTAAATCTGGCCCTGTAGTTAATAAAGGCTTTGATGTTGCTCGTAGTCAATGGGCAAAGATTCGTGGAACTGTTCCTGAAGATGAGTTGCTCAAGGATGTAGACAATCGAATTAGTAACATTTTTATTGCCGCAGGTGCTGCTGATCCGACTTTTATGGATACGCTTGCTAAAGCCGCTAAAGCACAACAGAATGTTTCTTTGAAGACTGCTGGTGGTGAGCCAGTACAAATGCCAATCAGTTCTTTGTTGGCAGATAATCCTGTAATTAACAACTTCATTCAAAGTTTATCAGCTAAAGACCCTGTGTTTAGGGCGCAGTATGGCAGCCAGTTTGAGCAAGCAAAACAAGCTCTAACAAATAGTCAAATTCGTTTATTTGGTGATCCATCAAAAGTTAGTGTTAATGTTTCTCCAATTGATTTAGCAAAATCACAAGCTCGTAGAACTAGAACAATTGATGAGCAGATTGCTGATGCTTATAAAGATACAACTCTTGACCCTAATGTATTTGGTCAACGTGTTGCGTCTTTGGTCGCCTCAAAAGAAGATGCAGCACTGAAGTCTGTTAAACCACTTTACACAGAGGCTTTTGACATTGCCAAGCAAAAGAATGTTGAGTTGCCAGCCAGTTCTGTTGACGACATTTATAATTTTGTTGCTGGTGAGCAAGCATCAGATATCTTTAAAACTTTCCCTTCAATCTACAATCGTGTTCGTGCAAAATTCCGTCCTGCTGAAGTAGCTCCTAGTCCTATTCTGACCGCAGAAGGTAAGCCAATGACTGAGGGTGGCATTAAGTTCTCTGCTGCTACAGTAGAAGACTTGGATTCTTTGAAGCGTGAAATCAATAAACAATTGCGTAAAACAAGTGAGCCTGCTGATATTCGCTTGCTTTCTGAGTTAAAAGCTCGTGTTGGTGGACACATTGATAACCTTGATCCTGATTTTGTTCAGGCTTATCGCAATGCTGATGCTTCTTACTTTCAAAAGGTTGGTCTGCCATTCAATTCTGAGACATTAAAGGCTGTTGACCGCAAGAAGTTTGTTGAACAAATTGCCCCTGCAATTATTGGTAACAAGTCCAATGTTGATGACTTTATCAAAGCAACAGGTGAAGATGGAATTCGTGTGGCAAGAGATGCGTTCTACGATAGTTTTAGTCGTGCCGCACTAAAGAATGATGTATTAGACCCAAAGGCTGCTAATAAGTGGCTGTCCAAAAATCAAGGTGGCGTGTCTTTAGTGCCAGGCTTAGAGGATGAGCTTCGCACTGCATCAAATAATGTTTCTGCCTTAATAGCAGAGCGTAATCGTTTAGATGCTGCCTTTAAGAAGGTTGCAGGAGACCAAATAGTTAGTTCTGGTGGCTTTAAAAGCCCACAAGAGTTGGTTTCTAAGATGTATGGTGATGTGAACTTTACAAATAAGTTCATGCAACAGTATGGTGCTAACAAAGATGCTGTAAATGCCGCCCGTTCATTCATGCTTGATGACATTATTAGGGCTGGTGATCCTATTGATATGCTCAATGATCGCACCAAAGCCGCTGTATTTAACAGAGTATTTGGCCCAACATACGCTCAAAAGGTTCAAGACTTTGCATTGCTTTCTGAAAGACTTAATAAAGACCTGACTAATGTTCCCTTTAGAGGTGAAACAGTGCCTAAAACGCCTGTAGAACAGTTAACTGGCATTCCTCCAGAGCAGATCATTTCTCGGATTAACAATCCAGTTTCAGGGCCAGTTTATGCAATCACTTCTTTGATGAGTAAGTTTTGGGCAAAGAAAGCCTCTGATGCAACAGAAGAAAAACTAAAGGCTTTACTATTGAACCCATCAGATGCCATTAAGGTTTTTAAAGCAATTGAACCAAAAGCATCAGGATTTGACCAACAAAAGATTCAGGACGCTATTGCTGCTGGAAGGAAGTATGGAATCCAATGGGTTGCTGATGCTGCCAACGACTTTGCTACTGGCGCTGCCCGTGGCGCTGTTCAACCATTAACACAATGAAAGACTTTGCCGTAGCATTTGTTGCGGCAGTTTTTCTTGTTTGTTTCGTTGTTTTCTGTAGTTACATAATAATTTGGGCATACCCGTGAAATGGCTAGTAGCACTTGTTTTAGTTCTTGCACTTCAGTCAACTGGTAAAGACCTATGCAATGTGCGTGAGTTTTACTCTATTGCTTGGAGTGTTCACGATCCAAATGAGCGACACCGAAAAATGTCTGATTGGCTTACAAAACATCAGTATTTATGTAAAAGTACCGACTTTAAAGTAATCTGGAATAACTTAGCTGAGTGGGCTGGTAATGCTGATTCACATCATCTAAGAGGTATGGTTATCCAAGGATACAAAGATGCTTTTGACAGGGAGAGCAAATGATTATCCCAAGCAAGTGGTATCCGATGGTTCAGCCAAGATACGATTTTCAGACTGTTGTTTTTGATAAAGCCGCTGAGAAAGTAGATGAAGACTACAGACTTGCGATAAAGGCTCACAAAGTTGAGATAGCAATAGCAGAACTAGAGATCGAGTTGTATAACAAGAAGGCTAGAGTCAACCAGTTAGAGTTGTCGATGTTTAAAAATCGTAGTGTTGATTTATACGCATAGGAGTTTCAAATGGAAGATTTAAAGGGAAAACTTACATTTTATGTAACCTTTATGGTTAGTTTTACTTTGTGCATATCAGTGATGGCTTTTGTTGGTGCTTTTGTTTTGGGGTTGTGGGCAAAAGAAGTTGATAACGCTGAAATCTTTAAACTGATAAGCCCTGCATTTCAAACCATTATTGGTGGCTTTATTGGCTTGTTGGCAGGTGTGAAACTGTCGCATGATGACGAAAAAAAGGGATGTAAAAATGCTTGATATTCTTAGTGGTGGTTTGTTAGGTTCTATCTTTGGTGGCGTATTTCGATTAGCCCCTGAAGTTCTTAAATGGATGGATAAGAAGAATGAGCGTGAGCATGAACTTAATATGTTTAAGTTTCAATGCGACTTGGAAGCTCAACGTGGTCAACAAAAGTTAGCTGAGATTGGCGCTCAAAGAGAAGCGGCAGTTGATGTCGGTGTGATGAATGCCTTTCAATCAGCCATAGAACAGCAAGCAACGATGGTTAAAGCCGCAGGTGGATGGGTGGCCTCACTTTCTGCTTCTGTGCGTCCTGTGGTCACTTATTGGGTTTTGTTTGTATGGTCATTTATCCATGTTTGGTTTGCATGGAATGCTTGGTTAGCGGGTGCGCCAGCTACTGAAGTATTTAAGACAATGATGACACCAGACTTTTCTGCATTGCTATCAGGAACAATAAATTACTGGTTTCTTGATCGCACTTTGTCTAAGCGTGGGCTATGAACTTAGAGTTGGCAGCAGAATTATGTAAAAGGTTCGAGGGCTTTCGTTCTAAGCCCTACCTTTGCCCTGCTAACGTAGCTACGATAGGCTATGGGTCTACTTACTATGCTGACAAGCGTAAAGTGACCTTAGAAGACCCTCCAATGACTCAGGAAGAGGCTAATCACCTACTAATGATTGAGTTGGAGCATACATATTTGCCAGGTGTTCTTAGAAACTGTCCGATTCTTGCAACGGATGAAAAAAAATGTAATGCCATTGTTGACTTTGTTTACAACCTTGGAATCGGTCGTTTGCAGACTTCAACTTTGAAGCGAAAAATCAATGCTCAAGAATGGGAACAGGCTCAAGAACAACTGATGTTATGGACTAAGGGTGGTGGCAAAGTCTTGCCTGGTCTGCTCAAAAGACGACAAGCTGAGTGTTTGTTGTTAAATTAAACTGTCATAAACTTTTTGTAAGGTGTTGAAATGCCTAACATTCCTACACCCCATGATGCCGCATTCTTTGCACAAAGTGTCAGAAAGTGGCAACAAGTGTTGAGTCTTGGTGATTGGCGTATTGAAAAAGGTTCTAAAGCTGCAAAGAATGCGATGGCATCTGTTGAGTTTAACGATGCTGCAAGACTTGCTACCTACAGATTAGGGGATTTTGGTTCAGAAAAGATAACACCAGAGTCTCTTAATAAGACCGCATTACATGAGCTACTCCATGTATTTCTCCATGATTTGATGACAGTAGCAACAGACCCTAAGTCTTCTGATGAGGACATCGAGATGCAAGAGCATAGGGTTATCAATCTATTGGAAAACTTGTTGACTAAGGATTCTCATGGTATCGACTAATGGTCTTAATTCTTGTACAGATGAGCAGTTTATGGCCTTGTGGGACAAACATCAGTCTGTTACAAAAGTAGCCAAGATTCTAGGTATTACTGAGAGAGCAGTTAACTACCGCAGACGTAGTATGGAAGAAACCCATGAGGTCAAATTACCTGCTTCAGACTTCCGTGGTGCTAAATATGACATTACAAAACCAAAATCTTTTTCTCCATTAAAGCAAGTAAATTTAGGCATAGAGAATGGATGCGTACTGGTCTTCTCTGATGCCCACTTCATACCTAATCAACGATCTACAGCCTTTAAAGGGCTTCTATGGGCTATAGAACAGTTTAAACCAAAGGCGGTGATATGTAACGGGGATGCTTTTGATGGTGCGTCTATATCTCGCCATGACATTACAGATCAGCCTCAGACTTCTGTTATCCAAGAACTCAAAGCTACGCAAGGTGCGTTGGGTGAGATTGAAGAAGTAGCCAAAGCAGTGAGACACAATGTAAAGCTACTGTTTACATGGGGTAATCACGACATTCGGTTTGGCAATCGTTTAGCTCAACACGCACCCCAATTTAAGGAAGTACAAGGATTTAAGCTCACAGACCACATCCTAGATTGGGAGTTCTGTTGGGCAGTATGGCCTACAGATAAAGTTATTATTAAGCACCGATACAAGGGTGGTATTCACGCTACTCACAACAATACAGTCAACGCTGGTGTGTCAGTAGTTACTGGACATCTGCATAGTTTAAAAGTCACGCCATTTTCTGATTACAACGGGGTTAGATATGGTGTGGATACAGGAACACTTGCTGAACCAGATGGCCCACAATTTACTTATGCAGAATTAAATCCTTCTAACCACAGATCAGGATTTGCGGTGTTAAACTTCTTCAATGGTCAGCTTTTATGGCCTGAACTCGTCCATAAATTTAGTGAAGACCATGTAGAGTTCCGTGGTCAAGTCATAGATGTGAGTGCATTTTGAGTGCCTGGCTAATTATTCTCACAGGGGCAATATATGCCTATATAGCTGGTGAACAGCTTATAAAAGAAAACCCCTACATGGCTATCGTGTACGCAGGGTACAGTTTTAGCAACGTGGGGCTTTATCTTTTGGCAAAGTAGTTTACAAAGGCTCGTGAGCGTCTAAAGCAAAAGCTGGGACTTCTTCTTCTTCTGTTTCATCTTCAAAATCAAGTGGCTCAACTGCTTCATATTCAACCGCCCAGCCGTGTTCTTCTTGAAAAGCAATAAAGTCTTGGATGATTTGAATTTTGTCAAAGTCCCATGTCTCGACTGTAATTTTCTCATGCTCGCTAAAACCAATATCCATTTCAAATTTCATGATTTCTCCTTAAACAACGGAATGTTGCAATGAAATGCTAGATGGTTTTTATGTCAGTCAGGTGTCTTTGCGAAACACACCATTGGGCAACAATGTCCCCTTGCGATTCTTGATCTGATCGTATGCAACTTCCATACAGTCTACCAGATTGATGTTCTGCAAAGCGCAGTAGTTAATAAGACAGACCATGACATCACCAACAGCATCCACAATAGCCTCTTGGTCATTTTTAATGGTCGCATCTGCTAGTTCTCCCATCTCTGATATTGCCTTTAGAAGCTGAACTTCTGGTGTGCTATTGGGGATAATTTTTCTTTGCTCTGACCACTGTATGATTTTCATCTCAACGGCTGCGTAACTCATTTCTTTCCTTTCGTATTAAGATTCTTCAAAGTAATTCGCTTTGTCCAACAAGATTGACAGTTCCACTTAGAACCCATGTCAATTCCTCCTTCTGGAGGCTTCATGGTTTCACATTTAGCACAGAACTTAAACCTGTTGGCTGGTGGATTACCGCCTAGATCAATTTGAGGCATCATCTGACTCTCCTTAATGGCTGAATAGCTTTCTCAGGCGGTGGTGGAGTCATCTTTTCGCTTGGAGCAATCCATCCATGCTTTTTCCAGATTGCTTGGACATCTGATCCTGAAGACCATTTAAAGTCTTTTGTTGGCACAGAGGGATAACTTATTTTTGAATATGGTGGTTTTTCTAACATTATTTGGCTTTCATAATCCTTTGATTTCTGCCAAATTTGCCACGTTTGACACCCGTAATTTCAATCAAGTCCTTGTCTAGCAAAGCCTTGTATCTTGCGGTTATTGAGGAATATGGGTATTTTTGAAACTTATCAAGGATTTCATCTGAGATACACCCGTCTGGATGGCTCTTAATGGCCTCATAAACCATTTTTTCGAGCTTGGAGGTGTCTACTACTACGGCAGCTTGATGGCTCGTTGTAGGGTCTTCTTTGCGTACCAACTTAAATGCTTCAGTACCGAAGAATTTATCCATTGATTGCTTCATGTTGTTAAAAATATCATTCATTATTGACTCCTGTTAGGTGAGAGGAAAACTGTTTGTACGCAAGCTAGGAAAATCCATTGCACAGCTCTCCTCTCGGGTTTATATTAACTCAAAACGGCACATCGTCATCAAAGCTAGTAGCCTTGGAACGCTCTGAAGGCTTGGCTTTGTATTCCTCTTTGGGCGATACTGCTAAACCCATGAACTTGCCTGATTTACCTTCTTTAATCCAAGCAGATAGCCAGTAATCCTGACCGCCTACTGTGATATTTCCTTTGTAATCAGGATGATTTCCTGTTTCTTTCTTGTCGTTTTTGAACAAAACGCCTGAGTTATCTTTCTTGTCCATTAGATTTCCTTCGCTTTCTTTAACGCACTTCTTACTTTACTAGGTAGGAGTGTCCACAGGGCAACCTTTTGTTCGCTGTCCAAGTTCTCTCCTTCCAACTTAACCCAAGCTGCCTTGGGGTCACCTTGCTCACACATGGCAATCAGTTCTATTGCCACTTCTTCAAGATACCTTAGTTCCTCAATGGGGATATTGTCTTGTGCGCCTTGAGTAGGGCTGATGATGACCTTATCCTCTTTCAATGGTGCAGAAGAATCTAGGGCATCGTGTTCTACGATTTCCATTGCTGACACCCAGAGATAGCGCCTGGTATACGTCTCTACCGCACCAAGGTTCTGGATAGGATGGCATCCCTTTAGGTTGGCATCTGCCATAGGGCTTGTCAGCTTGATCTCTGAGTTGTCTTCAGTATCTGTGATAGTCAGGGTTGCAAGTTCTTTATCGAACGAAACAACACCGCACAGACCAACCTTGAAGAAGATTGAATTGATTGTTGGCAGAAAGTCACCAAGCTCGAAATACTGGTAGCCAGCAAACTTGTTGTGACCTGACTTCTTTAGTGGTGCTTGTTGCAAAAGAATCCTTGCATCCATCAGCTTTTTATGTACACCCATGATTAACTCCTTTGATTTTCATCTAACTCTGACTCAATGATAAATTTTTGATCTTCAGGATATAAATCTTGAAATTCAACAAAATGGTTTTCTTGGCAGCAACTCCAGCTTTCACCTTTTGGTTCGAGGCAATAGCAGCAGTACATAATTTCAGCAAAATGCTCTTTGTACTGTTCAAACAATGACTTCATATTCACTCCTATTTGTTTATTGAAATGTGGATTTTGTTGTCCACACCCATAATGTGCCATAGGTTTTTATCATTTCATACTAGTACAAACCCTAATTGACTTGCATAAAAACAACACTACTATTTGCGTATGAACATCGAACAAATTGAACAAACTTGTGCCGAAACCTTGCTTTCTTATGCGGAATCAATGGCTGACGCTTACATAGAACACCCAGAGGACTTCTCTGCAATAGTCACGGCTTTGCTTACCAGGACTCTTGAGATTCATTTGAATAGACCAGTAAATCTTGATGTATTGCTCAAACGATAAAGTTTGATACAATGTTTTGAAACACGGCTAAGTTGGGGGTAGCTACCCAACTGAAAAGCGAGCCTCCCCGCCTGCCGATTGTTTCTTTCTGTAAGTGGGTGGACTGTGCGAGGATATTATGCTTTTACAGCCAAAAAACTGGGCCGTCTTTCAACATTACAAAGACCGATGCCCACCTTGGATAAAACTTCATCGTGATCTGCTAAACAATAGGTCTTACATATGCTTGCCTATTGCTAGCAAGGCACTAGCGCCTATGCTTTGGTTGCTTGCCAGTGAATCAAAAGATGGTGTTTTTGATAGCTCACTAGATGAGCTAGTGTTTCGACTCCATATCACGCCAAAAGAATATCAAGATGGACTTAAGCCATTGATTGATAAAGACTTTTTCGTAGTTGTTAGCGGAGTGATAGCAGAACGCTTGCAGAATGCTATCCCAGAGACAGAGACAGAGACAGAGACAAAGAGAGAGAAGAAGACACTCGGCAAACGCCTCGCTTCTGATTTTAGTTTTCCAATTGAATGGGAACAGTTTTGTAAAGAGACAAGACCAGAACTTCACCCAACAAGAACCTTTGACCAGTTCAAGGATTATTGGATTGCTCAAGCTGGTCAGAAAGGTGTGAAGCTAGATTGGTTTGCTACATGGCGTAATTGGGTGAGAAACACTAACGCACCAAAATTAAACCCTGCCGACATTGGAAGGGTAACTGTTGCGCCATCCAATTTACCTGATCCAACATTGTTGAAACTAAAAGAAGATGATAAAAAAGCAGCCCCTATTCCGCTAGAAGTTTTAGCAAAAATGGCTGAGTTGCGGAGAAAAGCATGAATTTACTTTTAGATACATCTACTGCATGGCAAAAACAGATTCGAGAAAAAAGACGCTTAGAAAATCTTGATTCTGACCTTTTAGGTAATTGGTGGTCAAAGATTGATACCGACATCAAAAAAGCAGAAGTGCGTGAAGTAAGTTATCAAATGGCTGAAAAGATCATTAAAGACTATGAATGGCTTGGATGTATGCCAGCAGTTGTTTGGCATTGTTATGGAATCTTTTTTGAGGGGTTTTGTGCTGGAGTAGTTTGTTATGGCCCTGAATACTCTGAAAACCTTGGAAAGATAACAAGAGAAAAAGGTTTAGCAGGTGCAGATTGGAGTAAATATGGCTATGAAGGAAAGATGATTTTGTTAAGCAGAGGTGCTTGTGTCCATTGGGCACACCCACATAGCGCAAGCAAACTAATTCGCCAAAGTATGAAGATGTTGCCGAAAAAATATGAAGTAGTTACTTCTACTGTTGACGAAGCTGCTGGAGAGATTGGGACAATTTATCAGGCTTGTGGCTTTCATTATGTTGGCTCAATGCGTGATGGTAATCCCAATGTAAAAAGCCGTAAACTTGATCGTGATGGCTGGTTAATCAATGGGAAGATTTGGACATCAAGAAGCATCAGAGCAGTTTGCGGAAATACACAGATTGAGAACATTAAAAAGCATTTTCCTACAGTGCAAAAAATTAAGCAGCACAGTAAGGGAAGATATTTTGCTTTTATTGGGACTCAGAACACTCAGAAAAAACATCTGAATGCCATTAAACATTTAATAAAACCCTACCCAAAACGCACAGAAATATGAATCACTTTCAATGGCCTATAAATGACTCCAGCAGAATTAGAGCACTTCAAGAACTCAGAAGCCCAAGATTGGTTGAGGCGGTACAAGGAGAAGAAATCGACGATTGGCTCAAGCAAAGCGTTGCTCTGGTGGAAGGGTGTGTTAAAGGACTTGGAACGAATCAGAGGCGAGTCCGCTACTTTGGATTTGAGAGACCGCATGAACAAACTAAGGAATAAACAATGACTTTTGTTGTGATGTATACAGTCTATGGAGAACCACAAGGCAAAGGTCGCCCAAGGTTTGCCAGAAGGGGAGCATTTACCCATGCTTACACCCCTGAGAAAACAAAGACCTATGAAGATGAAATCAGGTACATGGCTCGGTGTGCTATGGGCGCATCACCGCCCTTGGAAACCCCTGTAACAGTGGCAATCTACATTCGGATGGAGATACCCAAGTCATTCAGCAAACAGAAGCGCAAGGATGCCTTAGAAGGAATAACCAAGCCATTAAAGAAGCCAGACATTGATAATTGTGCAAAGTGCTTTCTAGACGCAATGAATGGTCACGTTTACTTGGATGACAAACAAGTGGTAAACCTACACATTACGAAGGTTTGGTCAGAGATCGGTGCTGTGGAAGTTATGGTTAAAGAGGACTTGATCTAAGGGTAAGTCCTAATGGTTTTATTGATAAACAAGAGTAAATTAACAGTTTTAAACAGGAGTCAATGATGGAAAATACTTGGGAATTTGATACAACAATCGGTCAAGCTGGTGAGATCGTCAAAGTCGTCTATGAGTACGAAATAGACGATGACAAAAGCACTTATAACGAATCAGTCAAAGAAGTTTGGTTCGAAGGGCGTGATATTGTGGGATGTATGTCAGAGGAGGCTTATGCTGAACTGGACATCGAGGCTTCTATGCGCTTTCACGAGCATAAGCAGAACTACAAATTTGAACCAGTATGAGGAAACAGACCAAGCGCAAGGTTTGGGCGCTTATTGATCCAATTCAACATGGAATCATAGGCGCTTCAATCACTCACAGAGACAAACTGGACAAACTCAGAATGATGGAATACTCAGCCTTAGAAGCAATGACCAAGGGACAAGGGACTATCCATGATTGGAGAACCCTTGTTGACGTTTTAAACCTATCGGAAACGATGGCTAGAAACGGAATAGGAAAAGATGAAGTGATGCCTGTTTGCCAAAAGGCTCAGGATGCCCTCCATGAGGCAGCAGAACGCTACCAAAAGACCATGAGCATGGGGTTGAGTGGAGTTGGAATTCAGGCAGTAAGAGAACTGATAGCCTTTGCAGACCTCCAACAATCAAGCATTAGCAGATCAGAATTTGAGAAATACATTAAGAAAACCAAAGACTACATTAAGTCAAACGGAAATCTAGTGGTGGAGATAACATGAACGAACCAACTAAGGCGATCCAATATCTAATCGACACCGCCCCTTTGTATGCCAAAGCCAAAGCAGACAGAATGTACTTAGAGGAATTCAGGAAAAGCAGGAAAGCCCAACTTATGAGCCAAGCGGGAACAGAGGTTCTTGGTAAACAAGAGGTTTACGCCTATGCACACGAAGATTATGGGGTGATCTTGAGGGGCATCAGGGAAGCAGTGGAAACCGAGGAGAAGTATCGCTGGCTAATGACCGCAGCGCAGGCCCGCATTGAGTGCTGGAGAACCGAGCAATATAGTGCCCGCATGGAAATGAAGGCCACCCAGTGAACAACAAACTGAGCGCAAAGCAAAGACTACACATAGGAAAGGTTAAACTATTGCCCTGCTCAGTATGCGATCAACCTGGGCCAAGTGATGCACATCACATAGAGCAAAAATTACAGTATTGCGTGATCGCTTTGTGTCGTGATTGCCATAATAGTTGGCATGGGACTAAGGCCATATGGCGGGTTAAAAAAATGGATGAGTTGTCAGCACTTGACGTTACCATTCGCAGATTGACGCAGGAAATGCCACTGGAAGGCGATTCAAGCCCCTTTTAAGCCGTTTTTGAGGGGTTATCTATACCAACTATGCAAGACGTAAAAAAACCCTCCGTAGAGGGCTTGATTTTATCGTTTTGTAAGTATTCGTAAAACTAGGGCGATGCAAGCATAGATCATGCAATTTCATCCTCATAAATGCCTTGAGTAAGTTCTTGAGCGGTAAACTCAGCACAAAACCACAAAACAGCGTTCGCAAAACTTTGAAAATTACCTAGTTCTTTGGTCACATAATCTGGATATTCGCCTACTTGCTCCCGATAATCTTCTAAAATTTCATGTAATTCACTGGAAAACCGCTTATAAATTGCCTCGGTTTCCGTGTAATAGATCATCCCTGAAACACCGCCAGCGCACCCATGATTTGCCATGTCAGCAAGTGAATTTTGATCGTAGTTATCCTCAAGCCACTGAGTAAAATCGTTTTTCATGTTGAAGCCCTTTAAATGTTGAAAACCTGCGAATTGCAGGCTACAAAACCCCTAAAAAGAGGCTTTGCAGTCTGAAATTAGGATAAGAGGGCTTTGCAAAGTAGATCAGCCTCATGTAAATCAATGGCTGACCTGAAAGCCTCTAAGTATTCAGCAAATTGCGGATGATCGGGCTTCATATTGACCCCTCCAGCTTTGCGAGTTGATTCGACAATGATGCCTGCGCTGTTGGCGAGATATGCAGCGTAATTGCTTGAAGTGTGTAGAGTGAGCATTATTGACACCTATTAAAAAGAAAAAGAAAAATTATTTGACTAGAACGTCAAAATAAGCCAAAGCCCCTATGCAAAGCATAAGACCGATTGCAATGGCTGCTAAGTAGTCTAAAAGATTGTTTTTCATGCTGTGATGCCCTCAATAGCATGTGATTGAACTTGCTTGCTTGCTATGTCGTACATTGTCCAACAATCACGATCACCCCAATAAGCGGCTTCCTCATCGCTGTCAATGATGTTTTTAACCTCCCGCATGATGACCACATTGCGAACCATGTCCGCATTGCGTGGAAATTGATAATGCAGCCAGTTATTGAAAAAATTGAGATATTCTGATCTTGTGCTTTTCATGCTGTCACCTCTTGTTTTGCTGTGAGCTTTTCAGACATAGAAGCAAGGCCAAACGCAAAAATTTGGTCATTGTAGTTGTCACGATTGTAGGCAAACCATGTGCCGAAGCTGCTATTGCTTTTGCTAATGTGATAGATACGGCCTTCACAGTAGCCGATGTATTCGCCTTTGCGAAACGCTGACTTTTCAATGTTGTGATAGTTTTTCATTGTTGACACCTATTAAAAGTTGATGAAATGAGAGAGTGTTTTTCTTGCCCTCTCACATATATAGCATAAAAGAATCGTGCCAACTCTCGTAAGTTGTTGATTCTATTGACCCCTCCAAATCCCTAATATGGTTTACCCTTAGAATTAAAGTATGCAATAATTAAATAAATCAATTTTCAGGCAAAAAATGGGAAGACCCTCAAACCCTCAGACCCGATACTTTCAGAGAACATTGTCAGACCCTCAAAGAATGATCTTGTTGGCTGCTGGTAAGGGTAATTTGTGCCGAGGTTTTGAGAATGTATTAGACCTATACAGCCATGCCCACAATGAAGGGTTTAGACCTGGTGATGATCTTAGTATTTTAAATATAGGTCGCGCAACAACAGACAGCCCCAACTTAGAGAGATCACTAATGGATAGTAAGAGAGAGTCAATAGATAACGTATGAGAGAACACAATGCTAAACCTAGAATTCAAGTCCCATTAAATAGGTGCATCCAACTCTCACTCAAATGCAAATGAGAATCATTCTCAATTAGAAGTAAATAAGAATCATTCGCATCTAGATGACTGGATAGAAACACAGTAGGGTAAACCCTGATCTGTATAGATGGACAGTATTGTATGGAAAGACAGGGGGGGAGGGGGTAGGTTGGGTTGGTAGATATTTGTGGTACACCACTCCTTCTGAAAAAGGAAAAAGGAAAATATGGAAACACTTAAACGTGGACGAGGAAGACCAAAGGGAAGTGTCAAGATGACCATACAGAGGTTTGCTGACAATCCTCCTGCTGTACTACCTAAGACAGACCATCAGAGGCTCAAGGAGCTTAAGGAGTTGATGATTAGGTCTGGAGGTAAGGATGTTGCTCAGAAGGTCATAGAGATAGCTTTAAACGATGAGCATCCGCATCAACTGGTAGCCCTGAAGATGTGTCTTGATAGGACTCTGCCTGTTTCCATGTTTGAAAAGGACAAGAGTCAGAGGAGTGCGGTGACAATCAATATCACTGGACTAGGACAAGAGCCGACAATCATTGATACTGCTGAAGATGTAGAGGCTAAGTATGGCTGATTTAAACTTTAGTCTACTTCCTTGGCAACAACAGGTCTTTGCTGATAAAACAAGGTTCAAGGTTGTGGCTGCTGGGCGTAGGTGTGGTAAGTCTAGGATGGCGGCAGTTACCCTACTGATTGAAGGACTCAAGTGTCCACAAGGCTCTGCGGTGCTTTACGTGAGTCCAACGATGGGACAGTCAAGACAGATTATCTGGGACTTGCTGTTAGACCTTGGTAGAGAGGTTATTCAGAGCAGTCATGTGAACAACCTAGACATTACCCTGATAAACGGGGCTAGGATATACGTTCGTGGTGCGGATAGACCTGATACCCTTCGTGGTGTGTCTTTAACCTATGCGGTGCTAGATGAGGTAGCAGACATTAAGCCAGAGGCCTGGGAACAGGTTATACGGGCTTCTCTGTCTGACAAGAAGGGTAGAGCGCTCTTTATTGGGACTCCTAAAGGTCGTAATTGGTTCTACGATACCTATAAGTTGGGTGAGAATGGGAATGATCCTGATTGGAAGTCATGGCATTTCACCACTGCTGATAACCCTTTGATTGACCAAACAGAGATAGACTCAGCTAAGAAGACGCTAAGTTCCTTTGCTTTTAAACAAGAGTTTATGGCAAGTTTCACCAATGCGGGTTCTGACATCTTTAAAGAAGAGTGGATTAAATACGGGGTAAGACCTGATTACGGGTCGTATTTCATTGCTGTTGACCTAGCGGGATTTGAGGAAGTTGCCAAACAAGCAGCCAATTCTAAGAAGCGTCTGGACGAGTCTGCTATCTCTATCGTTAAGGTGACTGATGATGGGAAGTGGTTTGTTGAGAAGATTGAACACGGAAGATGGGACATCCGAGAGACCGCCTCTAAGATACTGATAGCTATTCGAGACTACAGACCTATTAGCGTGGGGATAGAGAGGGGGGCGTTAAAGAACGCTGTTTTACCCTATCTGAGCGACTTAATGAGAAAGAACAACACCTTTGCCCATATTGTGGATTTAACGCATGGGAATAGAAAAAAAGCAGATAGGATAATCTGGGCTTTACAAGGTAGGTTCGAACATGGCAGAATTGTGTTAAATTCAGAGGAAGATTGGGATGAGTTTGTAGACCAGTTAATCCTGTTTCCCGCACAAGGGGTTCACGATGACCTTCCTGACTCTCTTAGTTACATTGACCAGCTTGCTGTGACATCTTATATGGAAGAAGATGAGAGCGAGGAATGGCAACCGATAGATATTATTTCAGGGGTATAGAATGGAATTCCAAGAGCCGACAGATTCAGATAAAGAGTTAGTCTCTTTTGTGGTTAACCATTGTGATCGTTGGCGAGATTATCGAGATACTAACTACCTATCTGATTGGCTAGAGTATGAGCGTATCTTCAATGGTGAGTGGGACATCCAAGACAAAACCCGTGATTCTGAGCGTTCTAGAATCGTTACTCCCGCTACCCAACAAGCCGTAGAAACACGCCATGCCGAGATCATGGAAGCTATCTTTGGTCAGGGTGAGTTCTTTGACATTCAAGACGATATTCGTGATGTCAATAACAATCCTTTAGATGTTGCTGCTTTAAAAGCACAACTCATGGAAGACTTCAAAGTAGATAAGATCAGGAAGTCTATTGACCAGATTGAGCTTCTTGCTGAACTCTATGGTACTGGAATCGGTGAGATTGTTGTCAAAACAGAGAAGGTCTATGTTCCTTCTACCCAACCCATACCTGGTCAAACTGGTCAAGCGGCTATTGGAGTTGTAGAACAAGACCGAATCGCAGTCAAGATTGTTCCTGTTAACCCCCGTAACTTCTTGTTTGACCCTAATGGAACAACCATTGAGGACTGCATGGGTGTGGCTATTGAGAAGTATGTCTCTATCCACAAGATCGTTAAAGGTCAAGAAGATGGCATCTATCGCAAGGTAGAGATCAGCACTGACTCTATGGATAGCGACTTAGAGCCTACCCAAGAAGTTACTCAATACGAAGACGATAAAGTAAAACTTTTAACTTACTACGGATTAGTTCCTAGAGAGTACATTGAACAACTAGAAAACGAAGAAGAGATAGAGGACTTGTTCCCTGAAGACTCTGTTCAAGATGAGTATTCTGATCTGGTTGAGGCTATTGTCGTCATTGCCAACGATGGAACTCTGTTAAAAGCAGAAAAGAATCCTTACATGATGAAAGATAGGCCAATTCTGGCTTATCAAGACGATACAGTTCCTAATCGTTTGTTGGGTCGTGGCACTGTTGAGAAGGCTTACAACTCACAAAAGGCTATTGATGCCCAAGTTCGTAGCCACTTAGACTCATTGGCGCTCACAACAAGCCCCATGATTGCTATGGATGCCACACGCCTGCCTCGTGGTGCTAAGTTTGAGGTTAAGCCAGGCAAGGCAATCCTGACAAACGGCAATCCAAATGAGATTCTGTTCCCGTTTAAGTTTGGTAATACTGATGGTTCTAACCTGTCAACTGCCAAAGAGTTTGAAAGAATGCTCCTTCAAGCTACTGGAACACTAGATTCTCAAGGAATGGTCAGTGCTGTGTCTAGAGATGCAGGTCAGGGCGGTATTTCGATGGCTGTTGCCTCGATTATCAAGAAGTACAAGCGTACATTGGTCAACTTCCAAGAAGACTTTATGATTCCGTTTATCAGTAAAGCAGCATATCGCTATATGCAGTTTGACCCTGAGCGTTATCCTACTGTTGACATGAAGTTTATTCCGACTGCGGCACTTGGAATTATCGCTAGAGAGCATGAACAACAGCAATTTATCTCTTTGTTGCAGACTCTTGGCCCAAATACACCTGTTTTGCCTGTGATTCTGAAGGGAATCATGGCTAATTCATCACTGTCTAACAGATATGAGTTGATTCAGATGTTGGATGAGATGGCTAAACCTGATCCACAGGCTCAACAAGCCCAACAAGCTCAACAACAACTTGCTTTGCAAGCTGCACAGGCTCAGATTGCTGTTCAGACTACCCAAGCAGAGCAAAATCGTGCTGAAGCGGCTAAATTGATGACTGAAGTTCAGTTAATGCCACAAGAATTGCAAGCAAAGACACTGGCAGCGGCTACTAAAAACCTTCCAAACAACGATTTACTTGCTGAGCAAGAGTTCAATAAGCGAGTCAAGATTGCTGAGTTGATGTTGAAAGAAAAAGACATCGAAAACAAGTTAAAAGTTGTTGAATTGCAAAACTCTAAGAGTGATAAGCAAAAAACAACAGATAATGAGTTCCTTAAAAGCATTATTGGTCAATGATGGACATTAAGCAGATACTGCTATCAGATGCGTCAACTGATGCAAAGTTGTCTGCATTGGCTATTTTGCTTGATAAGAAGCTGCCAAAACTTGAAACTCATGTTCAAGAAGTTCAAAAACTTCAAGGCCCACAGGGTGAAAAAGGTGATAAAGGCGATCAAGGCTCACAAGGTGAGCGTGGTGCTGATGGCATAAATGGTAAAGATGGCGTAGACGGAAAAGATGGTTCTGATGGAAAAGATGGAGAAGATGGTGTCTCCATTGTCAGTACCAAAATAGATTTTGATGGCTCACTAATAGTTACCTTTTCTGATGGCAAAGTTATCAATGTTGGTGACGTTGTTGGTGAAAAAGGTGAGCGTGGGCCACAAGGCGCTGCTGGCGTATCTGGTGTAAATGGTGAAGCATTTGCCAATCTTGATGGCGGTGCTCCAAATAGCGTCTATGGTGGCACAACACCAATTGATGCAGGAGGCATTTAATGGCGATTCAAATACAACTCAGGCGTGGTTTAGCGGCTGACTGGACATCTACTAACCCTACTCTTGCAGAGGGTGAATTAGGTCTTGAAAAAGATACAGCAAAGCTAAAAGTAGGTAACGGCTCAAGTTCTTGGACTTCACTGTCTTATCTAAGTACAGGTGGTGGCGGTTCAGGAACTGTTACCTCTGTTGCCATGTCTGTTCCTACTGGTTTGTCAGTAGCTGGCTCACCGATCACAAGCTCTGGGACATTGGCTGTTTCTCTACAAGCGGGATACTCTATCCCTACAACTTCGAGTCAAACTACTTGGGATTCTGCTTATTCTGAGAGAAGACAGTGGGATGGTGGTTCGACTAACTTAGTAGCGGCTACTGGTAGAGCATCTCTTGGTTTGGTTATTGGAACTGACGTTCTAGCACCTAATGGCTCTGCTGCTTCACTTACTTCCTTCCCAACTTTTAACCAAAATACAACAGGAACTGCGGCTGGTCTATCAGCAACTTTGGCAATAACTTCTGGCGGTACAGGACAAACAACCTACACTGACGGACAGTTGTTAATTGGCAACAGTACAGGAAATACACTTACCAAAGCTACTTTGACTGCTGGTAGTGGTATTTCTATCACCAATGGCGGTGGCTCAATCTCTATTGCGGCTACTAACTCTGGTACTGTCACTTCGGTTACTGGTACTTCACCAGTTGTCTCTAGTGGTGGTACAACTCCTGCAATTAGCCTGGCAGCAAACTACGGAGATACCCAGAATCCTTATGCTTCTAAGACTGCTAATTTTGTCTTAGCAGCGCCTAATGGTTCTTCTGGTTCTCCTACATTCAGGGCTATTGTTGCTAACGATATTCCTACGTTAAATCAGAATACAACTGGTACTGCTTCTAACGTCACTGGCACTGTAGCATTAGCTAATGGTGGTTCTGGTCAAACAACTGCACAACTAGCAATGAATGCCTTTGCTGGTGCGGTTACAAGTGGTTCTTATCTGCGTGGTAATGGCACAAATGTGGTGATGTCCACAATCCAAGCCGCAGATGTTCCTACATTGAATCAAAACACAACTGGCACTGCCTCAAATGTGACAGGAACAGTTGCGGTAGCCAATGGTGGAACTGGTTTGACATCTACTCCTGCGAATGGAGCGTTGGATATTGGCAACGGAACTGGCTTTACTCGTACAACATTGACTGCTGGCTCAAACATTACAATTACAAATGCTTCAGGATCAATTACCATAGCATCAACGGGCGGTGGTGGAGGCGGTAGCAGTGCAGGCGCTAACATCTACCTAGCAAATAATTTCGGAGGATTCTAACCATGCCAGTAACAGCAACCCCTATATTTTCCCAAACCCCTAATGTAGGGGCATTGAATGCCGTACTTAGTACTGCAATGACCAATACCAAAGCCTTTGATGGTACTGAAGCAGTTGGAACACCAATGGCACTTGTTTATACGGCAGGGGCTAATGGTTCTCGTGTTGACCAGATTACTTGTCGTTTTAGTTCTACCAATGGTGCAACGGCATCAGGTACATCAGCGGCAACTGTAGTTCGTTTTTGGATGAACAACGGATCAGCAAATACTACTGCGGGAAACAACATCTTTTTAGGTGAGGTGGCCTTGCCTGCTACTGCGGTAACTGCTCTTGGAACAACAGCACTTACAGTTTATGCTTTGCCAGTACCTACAGGTGGTCTTAACTTACCTGCTAGTTATCGTATTTATGCGGGTACAACTGTAGCGGCTGGTGGCACTAATATCGCCATTGCAGTACAAGCAGTTGGTGGAGATTACTGATGAGTGCGAGTAACCAGTTAGCCGCATTTAACTATGCGGTTCAACCATTAGGAAACTTGCAGATAAAGAACATTACTGCGGCATATATAGTAACGCCTAGTGATAGCAACTTTATTATTAACTCTACATCTGGTGTTTATACTATTTCAATTGCGCCTGCTAGTAGTTTTACCAGAGGTTTCAATTGTTTTATTTGGAATACATCTACAGTTTCTACGGATGTAATAACTATTGACCCTAATGGTGCTGAAACAATTGATGGAAGAACTACTGTAATTCTCCGTAGGGGTGAGGGAACACAAATTATCTGTGATGGCACAAATTGGCAAACAGGTAATAAAAAGACAATGCGTGGATATGCAGAAAATATCCCTATTAGTTATACAAGAGCATCTGCCGCAGGAAGTGGTGGTACTGCTGTAGGTGGGGCATCAAATGCATCAGGTCAAGACTCTATTGCTGTTGGATACACTTGCACTGCTTCTGGTACGGGTGCAATGGCGGGCGGTTATGTTGCAACCGCTGGTTCTGACTATTCATTAGCTTTAGGTGGTGGATCGGGTGGATACACTGCAACAACTGCTACAGGCGCAGGAGCAATAGCATTAGGTAATTCTTACGCATCAGGAGCTGATTCGTTTGCTGTTCATGTAGCAGCCAACGGAACAAGTACTTATGGGGCTAAAAGTACAAATAGTATTGCACTTGGTCGAAGAGCAACTGCAAGCGCAACTAGTGCTGTTGCAATTGGTGATACATCAACATCAAATGCCGCCAATACTTTAGCAATAGGTGCTGGAGCTACTGCAAGTGCTTTAGGTGCGGTTTGTATTGGAAATAACTATTACGTTACCAATCCTACTGCTAGTGGAGCAAGTTCAATTGCTATTGGCGATGGAGCAAGAACAGATTATAGGTATTCTGTTGCTCTTGGAGCAGGAGCAGTTTCTTCTGTTTATGGCAAATATAATTACGCTGGTGGATTTTTTGCAGGTCAAGGTGATGCTCAATATGGAGTAACTATCCTTCGTGCCTCTACAACCTCTGCAACACCAGTAGTTGCAACATCTGATGGTGCTGCTGCTAGTTCTACAAATCAAGTTATTCTGCCAAACAATTCTGCCTTTGCTTTTAGCGGAACAATCATTGCAAGACAACAAGCATCAGGTGGAAGTAACTATGCCGCCTGGGAAATCAAAGGTGCAATCTTGCGTGATGCAACTGCCGCATCAACTGTTTTAGGCTCTTTTAACATCAATGTGTTAAGTAAAACTGCGGGTGCTTCAGCATGGGATTTAACATTATCTGCTGATACAACCAATGGAGGTTTAGCGGTGACTGCTACAGGTGCTGCATCAGTAAACATTCAATGGGTTGCTACTATACGAACTTCTGAGGTGACTTATGCTTGAGGATAAATCATGGGTGCTGTAAATATTAACAATACTGGTAGTGGCGCATCAGTTGTTTTAAGTAGTGATGGAACTAGCCTGCTTTTAAATGGTACTGCCATTGGTGGCGGTGGTGGTAGTTCTACTTTAACAATTAGCAACCAAACTGCTAATTACACTGTTGTGTCTGGTGATGCGGGTAAGATTATTAACTGCACAAGTGGCACATTTACTGTTTCATTGACTGCTGCCGCTACATTGGGTTCTGGTTTTAACTGTGTTATTTGGAATACTTCTACATCTAATACAAATGTTATTACCATTGATCCTAATGGCGCAGAAACAATTGATGGATATACAACACGCATTTTGAGGCGTGGTGAGGGTATGCAAATTGTTTGTAATGGTACAAACTGGGAAACAGGCAACAAAAAAACCATGAGAGGTTATGCTGAGAACCTTGATGTTGGAACGGCATTACCTATTGCTACTGGAGATTATTCCATTGCAATAATGAGTGGTTCAACTGCAAGTGGTAGTGCTTCTGTTGCAATAGGTGTTGGGGCAACCGCATCTTCTACCGCCTCTATGGCTTTGGGAAGAAACTCTGCAAATGCAGGCTCTCAAGCAGTAACAGGTGCAGGTGCTATGGCATTAGGAGGCTCTTATGCCTCTGGTACTAATTCTTTTGCGGCAGGTATTGGTAATAATACAAGCACCTATGGTGCAAGAAGCACTCATGCAATAGCGATTGGGTATAGAGCTACGGCTTCAGGTGGTTACTCAATTGCATTGGGTCAAGCACCAATTTCAACTTCAAATAACACAATTTCAATTGGCAATAGTTGTCAAGCCACAATTAATGGTGCAGTAGCACTTGGATCATATGCAAATGCTGAACTTGTAGGTAAATATGCTTATGGATATACTATATTTACGGGACAAGGTGATTGTCAATTTGCAACTTATGTTTTAGCAAAAGCCTCAACAACAAATATTGCTGTTGTTTTGACTTCAGATTTACAACCCGCAGATGCAAATAATCAAGTTATTCTTGCTAATTATTCTGCTTATGCGTTTACAGGAACAGTTGTTGCTCGTCAACAAGCATCTGGAGGAACAGCATCAGCCGCTTGGCAAGTATCTGGTTTGATTCGCAGAGAGGCAAACGCAGGAACAACAACACTTGTTGCTTCAACTGTCACGGCTATTAGCAATGTACCTGCTTGGACATTAGCATTATCAGCAGACACAACCAATGGTGGACTTGCAGTAACTGCCACAGGAGCAGCCGCTACCAATATCCGTTGGGTGGCTACCATACAAACCACAGAAACAAATTACGCTTAACCTAAAGGAAATATCATGGCAATCCAACTAGACCTCACACAATCACAATACGGCATCCCATTCTCAGGTGCTTACTTCCGCATAGCAACTGCGTCTATCAGTTACACACGCAATGCAGACAGTCGTCATAGCGTCATGCTAGATGTTGTTGGCTATGCAACCCGTCCTGAGAACGATGACACCCGTGATGTGGAATTCCGCAGATACCACTGCCCATTGAGTGAAGTTGAATCACAAACTGGTGCAACTTTCTTGGCTAAATGTTACGCATGGGTAATGTCCCAAGCTGACATGAATGGCTCTATTGGAGTTTAAATGACTCCTGAACTGCAAAAATACTACGAAGCTCGTTTTGAGATGATGTCTCAACAAGGGTGGAAAGATTTGATAGAAGATATTGACAAAATAATAGTATCTTTGAATAATATCTCTGTAATTTCTGATGAGAAAGACCTACAATTCAAAAAAGGT